CGAAGTCACCGGCAACCTGATGGCGAGCGTCAGCCAGGTGTCGCGGAAGTACACGAACAACAAAGCGAAACTGCCGGTCGGCGTGGTGGTAGTCGGTTTCCGCCGGCCTGTGAACAGCAAGAGCCAGAAGGGAGCCACGCCTGCCTTCATCGGCGGCACGGTCCTCAAGGGGCCAAACCGGGCCTACCACTCGCACCTGGTCGAGTACGGCACGAAGCCAAGGACCGCTGGCAAATCGAAGCTGGTCAGCCGCCGTCGCGTCGTGCTGGGCGGCAGGATTCGCACGATCACGGAGCGGGCGAAAGAGAAGCCGACCGGCCGTGGCGTTCTGTCATCGTTCAAGACCCGTGGCCCGTTCTTCCGGCCCGGCGTTCGCCGTTACCCCGTGGACTTCATCGCCACCGGCACCGTCCGTGGGAGCCCGGCCCGCAAGCCGCTCACGCGGGCCTTCCAGTCCACGCAGAGCCAGATGCAGAGCATCCTCGACGTGGAGATGCGTAAGGCCCTGGCGGCGGCTGTCAGGGCCACCCAGAAGAAATACGGAGACTTCGGCCTATGAAATCCCCCGAGGCTGTCCTGCGTACCGCGTTGGTCGGGAATACGGCTGTGTCCGCGCTTGTAGGCACGCGGGTCTTCCCCGTGATCGCCCCGTCTACGGCCACGCTGCCCTTCGTCGTTTGGCGGCGGACCGGCATCCAGCGGGAGCAAACGCTCGGCAACCCGATGGGGATGCCACGGGTGACGGTAGAGTACCAGATCTATGGCGTCACGTATGACCAGACGCGGGAGGTAGCCGACGCCATGCGTGGCGTTCTGGATGGATACGGGGGGCAATCGGAAAATACGGTTGTGGACCAGGTGTCGCTCGAAAACGAGAGCGATGACTTTGTCTCACTCGGTGGCGCCGAGATGCCGCCGGCGTACCAGATCACGCAGACCTACGACATCCGCTGGCAGGAGAGCTGACGAATGGCCACGACCCCGCATTCCGGTTCCGGCACTACGTTTTCGTTCGGCGGCACCAATTTCACCGTCACCAGCATCACGTACACGCTCGGCTCCACGGGCGGCGGTGCGGATAACATCGACATCTCCCATCTTGGCCTCACCACTGGGGCCAGCGTTCTTTCCATTGCTCGGCCGCTCGTGGGCACGCAGGGTGGCGACACCGGCAAGAGCGTCAGCATCGAGTACATCGGCACCAGTGTGATCGCCCAGAACGCGACCGGCACGCTCACGATCACTGGCGGCATCAGCGTCTCGGCGACTGCCACGTGCAATTCATCTTCGGTCACGCTGACCGTAAACGACGCCATTCGCGGATCGGCCGAGTTCCAGTTGGCTTGAGCCACGGAGGTTTCCGTGGCGACGTACAGCACTGGCATCACGGCGACCTGGGGCACCGCTACTTTCACCGAGGTCACAGATCTCGCGTGGACGTATGGCGGCAGTCTGCCGAAGGGCCGCGACTCTACGTGGACAGACGAAGTCGGCAACGTCACTCTGACGTGCCTCGGCTCGGTCGGTATCGCGACCGGCAACTACGGCTTGCGGAACGACCTGACGATCACTGGTGGCGGCGCCGCCTTGACATGCAAGGCAGTCTACGAAGGACTGAACGTCGCGCCCGAAGTGAACGGCGTGACCCGTTACACCGTGACGTTCCGAATCCTCGACGGGTGAAACACATGGCAGTGCTGACGCGAGACCAAATTGAGAAGGCGACCGACGCGAAGATCATCAGGGTGCAGGCGTGGGGCGGCGAAGTCTGCATCCGCCTGATGACTGTTGGCGACCGTGACAGCTACGAGGTCAAGCTGCTCGAGGCGCAGTCGAAGTCTGTGCCGGTCATCCCCGACTTCCGCTCCGAGTTACTTGCCCGCTGCCTGTGCGATGACCGAGGGGAACTGCTGTTCCCTGGCGACGAAGGCGTGGCTGCCCTGCGTCGCAAGAGCGTCGATCAGATCCACGGACTATGGAAGGCGGCCTTGAAGCACAACGCATTGACTGAGGAGGAGATCGAGAAACTAGCGGGGGAATGAACGCCAGGCCGAGCTTGCGATTCAAGTTCGACCTGGCCTCACACCTCAAGAAAACCGTGGCTGAAATCGACGCGATGGACTCGCGGGAGTTCTCGTACTGGATCGCCTACAGCCGATGGTTTCGCCCGCTGGACAACCCGTGGCTCCAGACGGGAATGCTGGCCAGTTCGGTGCTGGCCCCGTACTGCAAGAACCGCGTTCCCGACGCTCACGACTTCATTCCCATCGAAGGCAAGGCACCACAGCACCCGACGCAGATCGCAGAAACGCTTAGGAAGATGGCGGCCGACCTCGGCCAAAAGTGAAACATGGCAACGCTTGGTATCGGATTTCAGCTGTCGGCGTCTGCCGTGGGCATGGCCCAGGGCATCAACGCCGGCGTCGTTGAGTTGCAGAAACTGGGCTACGCGGCCAAGCAAACGGCTCGCGACGTTTCCACGCTGAAGACGCTGGAGATTTCCAAGGCGTTCATCAGCGGTATCTCTTCGATTGCGAACACGTTCCAGGCCTTCACGAGCGGGGCACTCAACGCCATCGACAACACCAGGCAGTTGGCCGCGAGCCTGGGAGTTTCGTACCAGGAACTGCGGACGCTGCAGGTGGCGGCCGACCTGTCTGGTGCATCTAGCGAGGAGCTAGCCAAGGCGTTCACTCGGGCTCAAGTGACGATCACGAACGCTGCCGGTGGCAGCAAGGAAGCCGCCAAAGCACTCGCCACCCTTGGGCTGTCTGTTGAAGGGCTGGCCACGCAGACGAGTACGCAGCAGTTCCAGACGATTGCCACGGCGATCAACTCCATCGAGAACCCTGCCCAACGAGCGGCGGCTGCCGTTGCCATCTTTGGCAAGAGTGGCGCCCAGTTGCTGCCGACGTTCCGCGAGTTGCCTGAGAACTTGAAGACGGCCCAGACATTCCTGGGCGGATTTCGCGACGGCGTCAGCGGCATCAACCCCGACAAGATCGACGCCATCGGCGACTCGTTCGGGCTCGCCGGCCAGGCGATGCAGGAACTGGCTGGCCGCATCTTGACGGAACTGCAGCCCGCGCTGACGCAGGGCACCGACAACTTCATCAAGTTCGTGCAGAGCATCGACGTGCCTGCGGCTGCTCGCACGTTGGCAACGCTGCTCGAAGACGTTGGCAACGCACTGGCGTTTGTCGGCCGCGTGGCGGTGCCGCTGGCCCAGAACCTGCTGCCGGCGATTGGCGGCTATCTCGCGTTCATCAACCGGCAGGCGATTGCCGGTGCGATCACTGGACTGGCGTCAGCGTTCGCGGCATCCGCTCGCGCGGCTCTCGGCTACAGCGCTGCCGCCGGTGCTGCCGCCATTTCAACTGTCGGGCTTGGCGTCGCCATTCGCGGGCTGCTTGCGTCCACCGGCATCGGGCTCCTGGTGGTCGGCCTTGGGCTAGCGGCCGGCGCGGCTCTTGAATGGGCTATCGCCAGCGATTCGGCTGGTGCCGATTCGGCTGCTGCCATTGCCGACGCTGAAGCGGCCATGAAGCGGTTCAGCGCCGAGACAGACCGTGCCGGCGTCGCCGCCTTCAACCTCGGCGAAGAGGTGAAGAAGGCCCTGAAGGTGCCGGAAGAGATCAGCGTCAACGAGTTCGCCCAGGGCACTCTCAACGAAGCCCGCTCCGCGATTCTGTCGCTGGCCAAGGAACTGGGCGGGCTCGACAAGGTTCCGGCGAACGTGCTCAAGCAGTTTGAGGGGATTCGCGACTATGCCAGCGAAATCACAAGCGAGTCACTAAATCAAGGCGAGGCTTTGCGGTTCGTGGATAGCGAGTCTCGGAGGTTGATTACAACCGTCACGGAACTTGCGCAACGCGAGCGCGATAAGGCGAATGCGTCCAAGGAAGCCACCGACGCAGCGAAGAAGGCGGCCGAAGAGTCTCGCAAGCGCGTTGCCGAATTGGCGACGCAAGGGCTGAGCGGTGCGGAGAGATCACGGCTGCAGTTGACGCAGGACTTGCTCTCGATTGCGAGAGAGCAGTTGGCCGCCGAAAAGGCGTTGCAGGATGCCCGCAAGGCTGGCGATGCGTCGGCAATCTCTGCCGCCCAGGAGCGGCTAAAGCTCGCCCAGGCCGCGACGGCGGAAGCCAAGGCTCAGGATCGCCAGCGGCAACTCGACGCCCTCGGCATCGACGAGAAACTGCTGAAGCCTGCCACCACGCTGGCTGACCAGTTCAAGAACGTGCGCAAGGCATTCGATGCCAAGCTCATCGACGGTGGCGAAGCCCGTCAGGCGTTACTGAATCTGGCTGAAGAGGGCATCCGTATCCGCAGGGAAATTGCCGCTGAGTTGAGCCGGCCTGCGAACCGTGCCCTGCAGGTGAACGACATTCGCTCGCAGGAGGGAATCTCGCAGGTCATGGCCCTTGCTACAGGGCGGGAAGATCCTGCAGTCGAACAGCGACGCCAGCAATTGCAGAAGCTCGATGAGATTCGCCGGTCCCTGGTCGCCATCGGCGCAAGGCCAGTAGAAATCTTGGGTGGTTAGCATGGCCGTCATCGCATCCCGCGAAGTCATCCCGCGTACCTTCTCGCACCGGTTCGGAGAAAGCCCGACCGCCGAGCGGAAGTTCGTCGTGACGGTGGACGTGCCGACGCCGACAGCGTCGATCATTTCCGGTCTCGGCATCCTCCACGGTGCAGCACACCCTGAGTTTTCCTACCTGCTGATGCTCGATGCGTCTGTCACCGAGACGGATCGCCATCACGTCGAAGTCACGTTCCGGTACGAAGTGCCGAAGCAGGAGAACCTTGACCCGAATCCCCTGGCCCGGCCCGACGTGTGGTCGTTCTCTACTGGCGGTGCCCAGGTGCCGGCTCTCACGTACTACCACGGCACGGGCAATGCCGACCGGCGTCCGCTGGTCAACGCGGCTGGGGATTTCTTCGAGGGACTCCAGGCGGTCGAGTCCGAAGTGCGGGCGACGATTGCTGGCAACCGTGCTGCGTTTCCGCTGGCTGACGCGGCGGCCGTGACGAACACGGTCAACTCGAGCACCTACCTTGGCGGCAGTGCTCACACCTGGCTCTGTGCCGGAATTAGCGGGAGTGCACAGACCGAGGTTGTGAACGGTGACGATGTGCGGTTCTGGTCGATCACGGTCGAGCTCGTCTATCGGCGCAGCGGTCACAATCTGTTGCTGCCTAACGTCGGCTGGCACTTCCTGGAGGCCGGCGAGAGAAAGCGAGTGTGGGTCAGAGATCCAGACACTGGCGAAAAGGTTGCGTCGGGCTCGCCCCGCGCGTTGACGAATGTCGGCGCCCTCAAGGGTGATGGCGATCTGCCCGACATTCTGGAACGTCGCATCTATCCTGCCGTTAGTTTTTCGACATACTTCGGCACGCCGCCGTTCTAGCGCGAGGCACAGATGGCTGACCGTCCAGACGGCAAAGCGGCGCGGACTGAGAAGGTCACGTTCACGCGGCCGGCTGCGGAGCGTATCGCCAGCGTCGTTCGCAGGGTGGAGCAGGGTAACCGCGACTGCGGGCCGCTGACGTTTGATCGCGTTGGCGGCACGCCTTTCTCTCTGCGTCTTGCGACGTTCACCGGCAACTGGGAGACAGGCACCTACAAGACGGTGACGCTGCAAGGCAGCACTGCCACTGCGAGCGTCTACAACTGGTGCAACCCTGCGCTTGGCGTGAGCACGAATGACCCGTATTCGACGCGCTACGTCATCTTCGGCAAGGTCAGTGGCACAAACTCGGCCGTTGAGATCCAGATGCGTTCAACGCAGTGTTCGTCTTCCCTGACGCTGGGATCCGTGGATCTCTCTACGCTGCCAGGGTTTGACGCGAGCGTTATTCAACTCCTGGGCCACGGAACGGTTGGCACGGCGAGTACGTGTTCCGCCGGTCTGCAGTGGTACTCGATCACGACCTGCGCATGACGCTCATCACATTCGACAACGGCCAGCCGGTTCTGCGTAATGGCAAGGTCGGCACGGCGCAAGGGTGCTGCTGCAAACTCGGCTGCTGCGTCCGATACTGCAACAAGCTCTGTTGCCAAACGATCAAGTTCACGTTTGCGTTCTCGTCTGGCTGCGGCGGTTCCACCGGCACGGCGACCGCGAGCATCGGCACGGACTGCTACGCGGACTACACGCTCACGGCTGGAGAGTGCGCGGTCACATTCCGCGTGAAGGTGACGTGCAGCGGCTACAACGCCGACCAGGACTGCGACACCGACTGCACAGTCAGTGCCATTGAGTACCTCGTCGGCGGCGAGTGGACCGAGACGATGCCGAGTTCGCTCGCATCGCTCACGGCGGAGCTGGACTGCGGGGAGCAGGCTGAG